TGCTAGAATAAAATGTCGAATACTAGACCACATAGTGGTATAATATCCAACTACTCCTTTATTATTAAGAGCGATGTCTATGGTTTCTGAAACCAAGAATGCCCACCGAACCCAACAAGAGCGTGTGGACAAACTTGCAGAAAGCAATGATTGACATCGGTGGACGAAAGATTTCGCCTAAGATTAACGTTATTTCAATGGACGTAAAATCTCAGTAATTATAAAGCAAACCATAAATCTTTATAACTGGTGGAAGTTTTAAGTACTTCCATACTGTTGACATTAAGTATGTCAACGCACTTTGGCCTTTAAGGAGCCACTCTAAATAGGCACTACACCTGCCATGATACTCACCATAGGTGGAATAGAAATGAAGCAACCAAAATTGCAATCATCTCCACCTGCCCTGTGAATACCAACGGTAGGTTCTATGTTAAGTGACAAATTAGTCACAGACACAACCAATTTACTTCTACCACTAAATACTGGAGTAGATATATTAGGACTAGCTACATGTTCCCAATTCACTCTAGAATGCATCATATTATACTGAGGCACTTGTATTTCTGCGCACAAATTCTGACCTAAATGAGAATATGTGCGTAAAATATTTGAAGTGCTAACAGCTGTATTACCTGCTAAACCCAGACCATTTACATCTGAAATGTTTGAAATGGACAAGGTATTTACAGGAACAGCAAACAATGAAGCAGAGAATGAATTACTTGAACTAGATCCTAAAGCTCCCGCCATATTGATTTTAAGCCTTACCGATCCCCTACTAAATAAATAAATTGAGGATAGTATGGTATATAAATCTGCTACTTGGGACGAAGCAGGATTAACTGCAGCATCAAAGTAAACAGGAGTGTTAAATGGAGCTATATTCAAGTATTTATTAGCTGCACCAGCAGGATTTTGATAAGGTAAAAAGTTAAAACTTTTTAACATTGTTCTAAAAGAACTAATCTTTTCTCCTACACAAGCCGCAGCATTTAAATGATCATCCGAACTCATAGCAGAAACACCTAATGTGGTGTCTGTCATTGCACAAGCAGAGTTAGTATTCGAAAAACCAGCTCCACTTTGTGGAACAACATTCACTGCAGGAGCATGATTGAGTTGTCTAGGTACAGCAACTTCAAAATCAGGTCCCGCTGATATTTCAACAATAATAGGAATTTCATTAGGAACAGTGGAAGGTCCTGTAAGAGGATCTATTACATAAATCTCTATAAGACCAGTACTGTTACCATTTCCCACCAAAGTATTTCTAAATGGAGTAGATGATATATAAGGAACTGTTAAAGTGACCATATTGGTCTCTCTTATATCTACTATATGTCTGTGCGTGAAAGCAGACAATGGTAGAGTCAAGTTCCTTGGAGCTGAAGAAATATCCTCAAATGGAGCAAAACAAATTGCTAACCTACCAGAGTGGAAATTAGTTTTCACAAACTTAAATGTGTAAACAATAGATCCTCTCCAGTAAGTAAAATATCTCGAAACAAAATCAATTGGTTTGTAGTTGTTGGCAACAACACCTCCAAAAGCTAATGTAAAAGTATTGACATTTTCCAATGGACAGACTTCCTTAGTCATCTTTCTAAGACCAATACCATCATTAAAACTCCACGTGATTAACTGATCAAATGCAGGAATAGAAGCAATGAATGAAAAATCCATTTCATCAGTGTTCGTTCCAGAAAAACCAGGTAAAACATGGAGTTGATTTTTGGAAGACAATGAAAGCATCTGCGAGTAATCAACAGCATCTACATTACAATAATCCTGCAAAGTAGATCTGTAAATTCTCTTAGAAGGTTCCATTGATGCTGGTCTAGACCAACCAAAGACCATTGCAGTCTTGGCCAATCTCTCGGATAACCAAGAAATTCCAGTAGCATAGTCTCCAATAAAAGGAACTTTGGAGAGAGTGCCCGACGCCTTAGAAATTAAAGACAGAGAATTAGACAATGGTTGCACACCGATTGCCTTTGCTTCTCTATCTGTATTACTAAATCCAGCTCCAGATTGAGGAACTGTGACTCCAACTAACTCTATATCTTCAAAATGACCCCAAATGGTATAACCAGCTATCTGGTTTACAATACCATTTAAAGTAACATAAGGAAAAAGAGTAAGATATCCTAATGATCCGAAAAGTTCAGCACTAGATTGGCCAGCCAGTGGATAAAAATTTTTGCTAGACACATATGGTACTCTAAGTACTACATGAGTGTCGCAGGCTAAATCTAATTCCACTCTCGGTAAAGTAGATCTCTGAACTAAAGATTGAACATGAGGATTATAATGAGTTCCAACCGTGGCCGCGTTGATCCCAGTACCTCCTAAAGGAACCCACGTAAGCATATACCTACCTTGTTGAAAAGGATTGGCATTGACTTGTAGCCTGAAAACCATTGTTGCCCTAATACCTAAATAACCTTGCAATTTATTATTAATTGTTGAAAAGGTTTGAATTAAAGTACTAGGCATAAGCATAGAAGGGAATGATGATACAGTATCAGCATTTCCCAGCGTACTGCTTTGCAATATGACTGGTTTAGACAGAAATGTCTTAATGTCTTGGTTGAAATTATCAGATGATGATGAGAACATCTTTTGATAGATGGACGCAGGATTGTCGATAGAACTGGTAGTAATACCGGCATCATCATTAAAAATAGTAGTTGCTTGCACTTCAGAAGTAGCAGAGGCTTGTACGTTAGTTTGAGAGAAATTATTCCCGCTCTCTTCGGGAGTGTTGTTTGTATTGGTAGGCCAGAAAATTAAGATCAAACGACGTCTGTACAACGCTTGAAATTTGGAGGATTGGTGTTTAGGAGGACTGCTCCAAAGGACACCGAAACTAAATAGCACCTTGACAATTCTATAGCAATACAATCATGATTTTACTCCATATATCATGAATGCAAGATCACATAGAATCCTTGATTTCTCTACACTTCTGGTCTTCCCATAAAGTGTCACATTCCTTATACCGCAGTAATCACGTGGTGTTGGTCACCACCCTCGGCTAATTACGTCTAGACGAGACGAGTGTAAGTCACTACCTTTACTAGTTTAAAGTCATAGTAAGGACATTGCTTCCTTATAGGAAGAATGTTCGAGAGTTTAGAACCTCAAACATTCTAGAACTATGAGACATAATCCATGGTTCAGAAGGCTGAATCCCAGGGAAATGTCTAATTGTTTCATTAACCACAAGTGATACATAATTATCATATGCCTCTTTGCCATGTAAACTGGCTTCACGAAGAGCTGTAATTACGTTTTCAACAGTGATCTTATCTCCTTCAGAACCCTTTTTTGTCCATTCTATCATTTCTTTAATAACAGAAAATCTTAATGGTGCAATGAAGGCTCCAACTAAAGGTTCAAATTTAAATTTTCTTTTTAAGAATTCAATTTGTTCCAAAGAACGAAAAGGTTGCTCTAACAAAGCCTCCTTATCTTCAGGAGTGTAAATTAGTCCAACTTCCGCCATGAGTGGAGGCAAAGTTAGTTCATTAAAATCTCTATACTGTGGATGAACAGAGAAAATATTATCATCGCCCATAACTAGCAATTTAACACAAGTTTGAAAGCGAGGACGAGATGGATCTTGTCTATACCAACAATATCTAAAAGCAAGAGAATTGTATAAACAATTGAGTAGTGTCGTAAGCGGGTTACCGCTTGGCATACCACCAACCCAATCGTAAACAATACCTCTGTAAACATGAACAGAGTTCGTAATACAAGAAAACAGGGATCTTCGAATGTGATCAGTTGAAGGGTCTTCATACCAACCATTAATTAATTCTAAGATCAAAAGTTGCAATCTAGGCAAATGAGAGCCGTCATAAGCTGTATAATCACCAGCTCCCTTATTGGCATCAGTACCAAAGATATTTAATTTTCTGGCAATTCTATCCCACTCATTAGAGTAAGGATTAACACCAATAGCACTTTCATTGTCTATACGACTTTCTTGGTAATTTAAACTAAAATCACCAAAATACATTTTGACAACTAAAAGAAAAATAAAAGGTGAACCAGAAAAGAGTCTCGTCTTTCCAGCTCTAACTTTGGCTTTTGGTCTTCTCTCATCTTTTAAATTATCCGTATATACGACTTCAGGAATGATGCCGTTATTCAATTTATTGATAAAAGAAAGCACTTCTTTTTCTATCTCATTGTATGCAACCTCTCTATCATCAGATCCTGCTGGCGCAGAATAGTAATTTTTTTTTAAGTTAACATTCCCTGTGAGATTCATGGGGTAACCAGCACTAGTACTAGATGTGATACCCTCGAGCATACCACTAATATCAGTACCATCCAATACATCTCTTAACTTGAGAATTCTAGGAGTATGGCCCGGACTCATATTCATGACAAGGATTTCTAAATCCAAAGTTGCCATCCGTAAGGATTGGTCATGGACATCTGAGTCTTTATTGAGACAGTACTTAGTCAACGCTACTTCAAAAGGATCGATGATAGTCCCGTCTTCTTGTTCAACAGGACGTAAAAGCGAAGGTTCCATATCAACATCACCATGAATTCCATATAGCTTGGATTTTCTTAGTGACGTTACTAGAACAGCATTTGGTGATCTGTCCAGTTTACCTTCAGAATGAAATCTACCTTCACCGAATTGTATATCGGTTTGAGCAAGAATCAATCCTTCCTCTTTGACGGGATTATCTGCAGGTTCTCCAAATAGAGCTAAATCAGCTACAATGTCTTCTTGACATACTGAAGCCGAATATGAATATCCATTGGATACTAACTTATCAGAAACTCCAGCTACATGCATACCGAATATTTTACGCTTCGGTTGTTTATTGTCCAATACTACCATCATAGCACCACAATCACCTCCATTTGTGAATCCTCTGTACCTATAACCAGTACGGATTTGATACTCACAGTTAGGAGATGAGTTATGAACCACAATGTTGTCTACTGCAGTAGCAAATTCTCCAAACACCACATCGGACTCCGTTTTGGGAGCTCTCATTGTAAATGGGATATTCGTGATGTGTTGGGGAAAGTCAGAACGAAATGCAAAATTACCTACTCTATCAGCTCCAACTTGGAACGATTCAGGTAATCTTACAAGGGTCAAATCATTGTGGACTAATTGTCCAGTAACATGACCTAGAATAATATCTGCTACACTATAAGTGTAAACAGAATTTTTGATTCCTCCGACGTCCTTATAGAATCGAACGCGAACCCTTTGGTTATCAGGGACGCATTCTACTCCCTCTATAAACTTTCTAACAAAGTGATATGGCATGAGAACAATTCTGCCTCTAACAGCAAAACAAGCTCCCATCAATCTGAAATTGTTAGAATCTGGACAATCTTCCATTTCGATCTTATACCAGCTCTTTTTAAGAACACTGGTCATCAAATCATATCCTGATTTATCCAAATCTGTAATAGATTGTGGCGTAATTAACGCTTTGGCCTTGGCTGAGTCAACTATATAAGTAGACGTAGCTCCTTTTGGCCTATGCATCGTTGTTTTAGAAAGAGACTCAGAAGAAATCTCTTCTTGAACACTAGAAACGCCCATATATGACGATATAGCAGAACTAACAAAATCATAAGCTTTACCTAAAAGCGAAAAACATAATTGGATAATTTTTGCTCCTACGGTAAGACCGAAGAACGTCGCTATGCAAACAAATATGAGAGCATACCACGACAAGCTTTTCACGAATGTTGTAACATAATTAATAATCGGGTGAAGGACTGCTATCCTTTCCCATATTTTTGTTTTCAAACTCTGAAAAGTGCTTTTTGCTTGTTCAACATTGAAGTGTCGTCTACTTCCCCATAACATGTTCACATGTGGATTATTAACAACGTGGTCTTTCAAAAAGTCTAAGGTTTTCCCTAAAGAAACTGCTTTTATCCACGCCTGGTTGTAATATTTCAACATTTTTAAATGAAACAGGATAAGAGGACCTGCGAAAATGAAACCGAACTTCTCTTTTGCTAGAGCAAGTACTTTCATATCGCGCACCTCATTAACTAAATTCTTAGCTACTCTGATATAAGATTCAGAGTACTCAGAAATGACACTACAAATATAATTGTTCTCTGGTTTGGAACCAGTACCAATACTATCAAATGTCTCGAGTTTTTCTTCCATGTCTTCAAGTTGAACATCGTATGGTTCGTTATTTGAAAAACTAGCTCCTGATTCTGGAACTATGCTTTCAGCATCAAAGAAGATTTCCTCTTCAGGTTTTTCAACTTTGTTGCTTCTATACTTGTCTCTCGTTGCTTTAAATTCAGCATCTTGAGTAATTTTCCAATTTTTTCTTTTGTCATGTTCATGAATACAAACTTGGACAAAATCATCGAAACTGATTGGAGGACCACAAGGATTACCATCTTCATCAGACGGAACGAAAATTTGTACCTGAGGGCACAAACTACCGTAATCTTTCCCTAAATGTTGTTTTATAGGCAACTTCTTGGGATCTATCTTTCTCTTATAGTAATCTAGAGCAACCGTATCCTCAGTGCAAAATTCTTCTCTTATACTAATAATGTACCTTACAGGAAATCTCCTGTTTAAAGCTTCATTAGAAACAATTGATGCTGCTTTAAGCTTCACCAGGTTAGTAGTACAGAGAAAAAACTTAGAATCAAAGAATGTGGTTCCTTTGGCTTCCAGTTTTGCCATGTGCATAATATACTCATAGGAATTGATAGCTCGTATAACTTTGAGATATTCATTATCTGGAACACCAGGAACATCTACAGCTTGTCCAAAATCATCAATAACCGTGATCAGAGAACCTTGCTTGTAACCATCCCAAAACTTAGTTTCAGGAGTATGTACTGATATTTTAGTACTGGCACTAGCTTTAAATTCTTCATATTCATCATCAGATAGCAATGCAGCGCTCAATGCGTTACAAAGATGCATAACTGTGATGGATTTACCTACACCGGCTCCTCCTTGGAAAATAACACCTACAGGCTCCTGTCGGATGCCCTGTTTCGTAAAATTTAAATTCCTAAAGATTTCAAACATGTCATTCAAATACTTTAATTCGATATTGACTAATCTTAAGAATCCTTCAGAGTTCTTATCTCTCGGAATGTTTTTGACAATAACCTTTCCTCGCTGTATAAAATCGATAATTCGATTATATGTCATAACAGTTTTAGGTAGAGTGCCATTGACGTCTGAATTGTGCAATTCACTGAGTTCGTCTAAAAAATCGTCAATTTCAGTGCTCGATGAATCGAACATTCTCATACTTGGCAGGGAAAATAATTTATTCCTAACAAAGTTTACGACTATTTCAAAACATTTAACAATGGCCTTTAAGCAGTCTTCGAGACCTCTTTTTGATCTCGTACTATCTGCTAAAATTTTTGTGACAGAACCTAAACTCAGAAAATCGAGTTTTACAGCTGCTGTGGCAGCTATACCTGCGGCTAATAAACCACTGAGGGTGTCTAATTCTTCAACTCCTATTTCTGGAACAATTTTGGCAGCTGGTTTATTACTACCAAATTTATCTATATAAACAGAATATACTCTATCTAACATACCTCCTACGAATGATTCCACATTAATGAAAAATTCTTTGGAGGAAAGATATTTTAAGGCTATTAGAGAACAAATTAAAACACCTATTCTCTTAATATCAGTCACGTTAAATGACCAATAGAGACCAGATGCAATTGTTAATGCACTAAGTGCAAAGTCTTTATATTGTGTACTGCTTGTCGAAAAACCATGTATGGTTTCTCCCGCAGAACCAACCTTGCCTAGAGTTTCGTTGAAAGTTTCTATTGTTATACCTATTTCAGGCATCTTTTCATTTATTTGAGAAATTATATTCTCGACTCCGTCTAAAGAGTCACTTATCTTAGGAATAATATTTCTAAAATCAATGAGACCATTTCTAGTCTCATCTGCTATTGATTGGAAATGTCCTTCATTAACCCCACAGAAAATTTCTGCAAGTGATTGAGGAACAACTCTCATCTTATTGAGCATTTGTTTCATAGTAGTTTTATGCTTAATGTGTCTAGCGAAAAGTACATTTTTGAAACTAATAACACCCCTGTAATTAGCGGTCGGAATGCTACTCGAATCATATATGTCATCGCAAAAGCAAAAATCATAATATTGACTACATTGAGGACATGTCATTAAATCATCAGCTAAAATGTCTAATTCTCTAAGAGATTTCGCTTTAGTGAGCTCGTCTTTGACAATATCCATACTCTTTTCGGTAAAGAGCGGAACCAGAATTTTTAAATCTTTCTTGATTGTTTGGTTTTGTTGTGTGTGTGTTGACATAACTTCTTTGGGTTAACAGCACCAGCTTTTTAGAATACGTAATCCACGTCGATCAATAATGTTGAGTCATTGTCTAATTGGGAAATTCTATCAGCATCACAAGTATGGTGCACGTATTTAATAAGTATTTTTCGTTATGGTGCATCGTGTTCTATGTAATAAAAACTAATATGTGTTGGAAACTATTTCTTTCTAACCACGTCCTACCACTATCATATTAATGATATGGTTTCTCGCGCCTATAATAGAAACAAATCCTGTTCACACTTTCGTTAATAATATTCATGTAAGTTCTACTTCATAGAATAAAAACTACGACTATAAATACATCCTTGTGTACAGATTAGGGTCAGTATGTGATTTATCAAAATCTTTATCAATCTTACAGTGTTAACTGCAAGTATTGCACAAACTCCTGAATTATAGCTCAGGTAACTATACGGAAATAATTTGTATAATTAAGGGGAAACATTTTAACGTAAAATGAATAAAACGACACTTTTATCATAGTGAGAAAGATCATGTAAACTAGTATTTACTCCGGTCATCCGGTGATAGATAAATAAAAGTCTGGCATAAAACAAAATGTAAAGAACAATGATAAATAAATTAAGACCGTCGAATAAAATTCTTCAATCAAAAAGTACTTAAAGTAACTATTCGATCCAATTGAAATAAAGAATCCCATGAGGAATCCTTAAAGGCTGATGTAAACTAAAAGTTTACATACA